GGGGCGAGGGGGCGAAGCTGGCCTTCTGGGATTTTTGATACAATTGTATCATTTCCGATAGAAAGCTGAACTTCGGCCGCCCTTGCCAGTTGATTCAATCTCCCAATCGTGACGCCGAGCACCGATTCGCCAAACGCATCAAAAGACTCGAATCCTTTAGCCTTCCATCCTTTCTCTTCACGGATCTTGAGAAGATAGAACCGCTGGTCAGATTCAGATTTCTGAAAGAGCTTGACGTAAAGATCGCACTCCTCTGCGGTCATCTCGTAGTTGGCGCGGATGATGTCCATTAATTCCTACCCTTGCGGATGTTGAATATCTCTTTTTTCACTTGCCAGTCGGTCATGCCTGCTACTTCTCGGAAAATAGCTTCTACGTCACACGACTGAAGACAATTAGCCGAGGATTGGATAGCGGTATTGGTCCGCCGGGCTTCGGCCTGGGTCATCTCCGCGAGGGCGATCTGGTCGGTTGGGGGTAGGGTCATGTCGCTCATACCCCCACCTCCGACAGCGTCTCGCCCCGCGCCACGGCGTCTACCTGATCGGCCGGCCACAGCCATTTGAGGTTGGCGAGCTTGACCGGCCGGATGCCGAGGTAACGCCCGTGCTGGGACGCGGCGAGACGCAGGGTGTTGGGCTTCGCCGCCAAGATGCGGGAGGCTTCTTCGGTGGAGTAGTTGCGTGGAATAGATGTCGTCATGCCGTGTGGTTCCGTGTGTTGATTGACACGGCCATGCTGGCGTCACGACATTCGGCGCGCCAACATCATTTCATACACAAAGCAAAAAAGCCGGCCCGGTCGAGAGGATACGGGCCGGCAAGACGCTCAGCAGAATGAGCGACGAGGAGGACAGGGGAGCGGACCGGCCGCGGCCGGTCCGTAAAAACAGGGACGCCGCGCGCAACGGCGCGGTGTCATGCGCATTCATGCCGACGCCGCCGCCGCGCCCTCCTTGCGCCGGCGCCGCTCCAGTTCGGCCGCCGCCCGGACCGCGCTCGACAGCGGGGCGGCTGGTGCTGGTTCGACGGCCGGTTCCGGCGCCACATCCTCTACCAGCACATACCCCGGAATCCGCGCGAACGATGCGGCCTCGTCAGCCGCGAGCGAATCCGACAGCATCCCGCCGTCGGTCGGCGCGAACCGCACCCCGCTGATCAGCGTGCCCGCATTGGGCAGCGTGCAGAGGACGCGCATCACGCCAGCTCCGGCAGGGCGGCAGCGATCAACGCCAGCGCCGCGGTGTTGACGTAGGTCACGGCAATGCCGGTCGCGTCCAGCGCCGTGGTGCCGCCCACGAAGTTGGCGCCGCTGGTGTTGGTGACCACGATGTAGCCGACTCGGACCTTGTTCGCCGACACCGCGGCCAGGGCGGCGACGGCCAGGTCCGCCGTCGCCACATCGGCGGTCTTGGTGGTCGTGGTCAGGGTGCCGGCAGAATCCATCTCGAAGGCCCAGGCCGCGCTCTTGGCGGTGGCCAGGGTGCCGACCAGGGCCGCCATGTCGGTGGCGGCCGACTTGGCGACGGCAACGCCCGAGATCATCGCCGCAAAGGCCCCGGTGGACTTCACCAGGACCCCGGACGCGGCCTTGATCGCCAAGGTCGGTGCCGTGGTGAGATAGACGTTGGTGGTCTTGAGCGTCACCACATCGGCCCGCAAGGCGTTGATGGTCGCGATCAAGGACGTGAGAAAGTTCCCCAGCGGCAGGCGCGCCAGGGTCGGCGATTCGCGGTTCAAGGCCGCGACCAGATCAGTCTGTACGATCGTCATGGGTTGGACTTCCAGCGAGGGACGCGCCCGATCCATCCGGACCAGGGCGCACCAAGGGCAGCAGGACCGGCCTTAACCGAACGGCTTCCAAGCCGCGTTGGTCGGGACGATGTTCTTGATCACCACGTGATGCTGGCGCTTGCTGATCCGCAGATACCCCATGTGCAACAGCGCCCACGGCACCGTCGCCGCCGCCGTCGGATACAACTGGAACTCGGTCAGCGGCAGCATCTGCCGCCAGGTCATGGCGGTATGCACCGGGCTGAGATTCAGCAGATAGGCGCGGCTGGTACCGGGGATTTCGCGGTTCGTATCCACCCAGGTGGTGGTCGCTCCGTCCTTGGCCACCTTGGCGACATACCGAAAATCGGTGGTCGCGTTGGTGCCGTTCAGGCGGCTGCGGTAGATCACATAGCCGGTTTCGGTGCCCGCCGCGCTGGCCGTGATGGTCAGCGTCACCTTATCGCCCGCGGCGACCGCCACCTGGGCCGACTTGACCACCACCGACTCACCGAACTTGTTGATGCCGGTGACCGCGTAGTAATAATTGCCCGCCTGGCCGGCCGCGAACTTGCTCGACACCTCGGCCGCCGCCACTCCGGCCACGGATACCGGCACGAAGGCGTTGGCGGTCGCGGTCGCGGAGAACGCCACCTCGAACGGCAGTTGAAAGTTCTCATCGCGGATGTAGATGTCCCGCGTCACCGCCACATCCCCCTGCGAGGTGATGATCCCGCGCACCGGGGTCCCGCGCTGGCTGGCCTGGCCGTTGGGCAGCGCCACCCGCATCGCCGGGTCGAAGTTGGTATCCATGTCCGCACCGACCAGCGGGGAGATCAACAAATCGGTCGGGATGCCGTAGTTACCGCGCCCGGAGATCACCGCCGCCGCCTGGGCGATGGCATTCACCGAACTCAGCGACTGCCCCTCCGCGTCGATGATGTGATCGGCGCTGTTGAGACCGACCATCTGCGCGTAGATGCCGTCGAACTCTTCCGGCACCACGCTGGTATCACCCTCGAAGCAACCCAACTCCGAATCCTGCAACAGCCGCAAGGTGCCGTTGACGTTCTCCTGCGCCTTGAGGTTGATGAACGCCCCCTGCGTCATCGCCACATAGGTGACCTCACAGCGCGTCATCTGGAACGCCACCCGCCCGGTGCGGCGGTTGTAGGTGCCTTGGCCGGCGGCGATATTGCCCGCCTCCGAGTTGAACGACGACCCCGGATGCGCGCCCACCGCGGACAACTCCATCCACTCATCGATGGTCGCCACCGCCTGCGGCTTGGGCAGCTTGTTGAACAGCACAAAGTGCGGGTTGCCCATGATCACCGACTGCAACACCGGATCGATGCTCTGCACGCGGACCGCCGCACCACCCGTGAGGGTCGACAGATCGGTGCCGCCCCCCGCTTCGATGGCTTTGCGCAGCGCCTCGGCATCTTGCTGGGTCGCAATGCCGGCCCCGACATCGCCCCGGTTCTGTAACTGCGGAAAAGGGAACATGACTGATTGACTCCAGGCAATGGCAGGGAAAATTACGCGGTCAGCGCTTTCATCAGGTGGGCCGGCACCGGCTCGCCCATATTGAGGTAACTGTTCACCTCGGCGACCTCGACCGGCCCCAGGCGTTGGATCGCCTTGGCCAGCAGGGCGTCACGGTCGGGCGCGTCGGTCGCCGCCGCGGGCGCCGCGGGCGCGTGCAACACGCTCTGCCGCCCGCGCGATTGCTTGACCATGCGCTGCTGATCGCGCCGCAGGGACTCCAGGTCGGCGGACATGGATTTCAGCAGGGTGACGGCGTTACTCAGGACCTGATGCGTGGCCGCGTTACGGGCATCGGCCTGTGCGCGCAGACCGGCCAAGTCAGTGCTCAGCGCCAGCAGGGCATCGGTGCCGTCCAGGGCTTCGACGCTGGACCCGTCGGACAGGGTGACGGCGAAGGCTTTGCTGATGGGGCGATCCTCGTCGTCGTCATCAGCATCGCCGGCGCGATCGGGGGCGTCGTCGTCATCATCATCGTCCTCGTTGTCGTCCTGGTCGTCCTGGTCGTCCTCATCCTTGGCCGCCGCGAGGATCTTCGCCTCGTCGTCCTGTTTCGGCTCCGGGGACTTGACCGCTTTTTGCAGCGTGGTCAGGTCCTCCAGCAGCGCGTCAAACTCAGTGTTTGCAGTGCTCATCCGATGCTTCTCCGGTTCTGTGTATGCGCCAATACATCGCGCAAAAAGCGCTCGACCCAGCCGGAAGCCTCGTCGGGCGGTACATGGAAAGAATGGATCAAATGCTCCGCCATCGACTGCGGCCGGGGCTCGCCGCCGCTGCGCAGGTAGCGCGCCAAGGCTTCACGCACGGGGACATAGTCGACCTGGGGCTGGATGACCTGCGGGGCCGGATCGATCGACTCGACCCGCACCGCCGCGCCGCCGGTGAGGGTCGCCACGTCGGTGCCGTAGCCGGCTTCCAGGGCCTTGATCGCCGCGCCGCCCATCAGGCATTTGGCGAGGACCCCGGCCTCCATGACGGCCGCGGGCGGGACCATGGTATTGACCGGGGTGCGCGACAAGCCGATGTTGCTCCACAACACGCTGGTGACCGTAGTCTCCTGGGTCACCGGATCGACCTGCCGGCCGCCGCTCGGCACATGACCGGCCACACTCGGATACCAGGGCGTTGGCGGCGTCACCTTGGTCATGGAGTCCCAGACCATGTTCGCATTGGCCGCCACCGGGCTATCGCCGCGGTACAGTTGCGCCTTGACCAGCGTGCGGGTGTCATCGCCCGTGACTGCAATCGGCTGGCCGATGGCCCACAGATAGGGGTTATCGCCCACCGCCGCGCTGCGCTGGGTGCGATGGTCCAAGTCGATCACGCCATAGCGCAGGAAATAGTCACTGGACGCTTGCAGCGATTTCGCCAACACCCGCTCGCCCTGAAGATCCAGGTGCTCGTTGCTGGCCTCCATGTACAGGATGCGCTCGCCGCCCTCTTCGGCCGGACGCGCCTTGAACAGGCCGGACACCACCAGGACATCGTTGCTCGTATTCATGGGCGGCAGTGTGGCGTCACGACAGCGCGGGGTCGATCATTGGGCTTCATACCGACAGCATGGCGTCACGACGCGCGCGTGTCGTGACGCCATCATCACCGCAGCGGCACCGTCCGGGCGGTCGGAGCCCGTCCTCCCGCCACCTGATTGGACCGGCCTCTATGACGACGTATGCCACCGCGCACGATCCGCGCGCCCCTCACGACGAACGCAACGACGCCCTGGGCCAGTTGCAGCAGACCTACCTGCCGACGGCCAACGACCTCATTCCGCGGGCGGACCTCGCGCCGGTCATCGACTTCATCGCCGATCAGTACGCGCAGCAGGACGCCGCCATCCTGCGCAAAGCCCAGGCGATCGACTTCATGGGACGGCCCCGCGCCAAGACCGGAATGCAATCGGTCCGCCTCGACCCCCTGCAAGCCCTGGCGTTCGGCGAGTATTACGAACGGCCCAGCGTGTTGAACACCGACGCCTTGCGCGCCATGGTCGAGCAGACGCCGATCCTCAATGCCGTGCTGCTGACCCGCATCCGCCAGGTGCAACGCTTCTGCCAAGTCCAGGAGGGCGGCAGCGGGCCGGGATTCATGATCGCCCACGTCGACCCGCAGCACGACATCACCCCGCCCGAGCAGCGCGCCCGCGAAGCGCTGACGCGATTCCTCACCCACAGCGGCTGGGAATCCCGCCCGCTGCACCGCGCTCGCCTGCGCCGCGACCCGTTCAGCACCCTGATCGCCAAGGCGGTGCGCGAGTCATTGACCTATGACGCGCTGGCGATCGAAACCGAGACCCAGCGCGGCACCGGCCTGCTCGATGGCTGCTACGCGCTCGACGGCTCCACCATCCGCCTCTGCCCGGAGACCGGCTACCGGGGCGATCCCGACGTGTTTGCCGTCCAGGTCGTCACCGGCCAAGTCGTCACCACCTACACCCACGACGACCTGATCTACACCCCGCGCAACCCGCGCGCCGATGTGCGCCTGGGCGGCTACGGCCTGGGCGAAACCGAGTTGCTGGTGCGCGTCGTCACCGGCTTTCTCAACGCCATGACCCACAACAGCAAGGGCTTTGACGACAACAGCTTTCCGCGCGGCTTCCTGTCGCTGTTCGGCACCATCGACACCAACCAGCAAGAAGCCTTCAAGCGCCATTGGCACAGCATGGTGCACGGCCCCAACAACCACTGGCGGATGCCGGTCCTGTTCAGCCAGGACCCCACCGGCAAGGCCGAGTTCACGCGCATCGATGTCGCCGCCGACGAAATGCACTTCGCCAAGTGGATGACCTTCCTCACCTCGCTCATCTGCGCCATCTACGGCATGTCGCCGGCCGAGATCAACTTCGATTCCTTCACCGGCGGCAACACCTCGGCCCTGGCCGGCAGCGACACCGCGCAAAAGCTGGCCGCGTCCAAGGATTCCGGTCTGCGCCCGTTGCTGTCGTATCTGGAAGGGGTCTGTTCGGACTACCTCGTCGGCCGCTTCAGCGATCACTACTGCTTCCGCTGGACCGGGCTCGACGAGGACGACGCCGCGCAGCGCCTGGAAATCCGCAAGCTGGTGTTGACGGTGAACGAGCTGCGCGCCGAAGAAGGCTACGCGGCGCTGCCCGGTCCGCTGGGGGATGCCCCGATCAATCCATCACTGATCGGGCCGTGGATGCAGATTGCGACTGGTGGAGGACAGACAGATGATACGAGCGGCGCGGACGCGCGAGAGCAAGACGGGGCCACTGCAAGCGCGG